GGCTTTCGTCTCCCTCTCCATGTCCTCAATAGTGGCCTGCTCTTTTTTCAGCGATTCGGTATATTCATCCTTCCCGATTTTCAGCCGGTCTTCGCCATACTTCGCCATGACCTTCTCGAGGGCGTCAAGGGCCGTGGTGGTATCCTTAACCGCCTTTTCCGCGTCCTGGTTGACCTGTACCGTGCGCTGCCCCTGCACGTTCATGTTCTCCATCGACTTTTCCACGTTATCGAACGATAGGAAAAGCTCGGTGTTCTTGTTCATTAAAGCGATTGCTTCCTTTTTGATGTCACCGAATCCGGGCAGGATCGCGTCAAGGACAGAGTAAAAACTGACTGCGATGGAATTGAAACCGACGATAGCCGCCTGCAATGACTTGAGAAGCGTTAGGCCGATGACCTCCGCAACGTCGCCTATGTCGGCCTTGAGCTTTTGCCATTGCCCCGCGTAAGTCAGAAGTTGCGCCTGTGCCGCCCCTCCGAAGCGTTGATTAAGCTGCTCCATTACGGCAGTAAATCTTTCCGCGCCCTTGATTGATTCATCAATGACAATTCCGTACCGACTCAGGGTAGAGGTATTTCCGGCATAGGCTTTCCCGATAAGGTCTGCCGCGGTATTGACAGACATCCCCTCCGCCTCTTTTGCGGCGGCAAAGTCAAGGGCAACACGGGTTGCCTTTCTAACCTCATCGTTTGTCATGCCGTAACTCTTGAGGTTTCCCATGATGGACAGGGTAAGGTCATCCTCGAATCCGGTTGTCCGCTGGATCTCTGCGGAATAGTCGCGCATCTCGTTCAGCGCGGCCTTGCTGTAATCCCCCTGATTCTTCATCGCCATTGCCATGCGCAGGGAGGCTTTTTCGGCTTCCATGTAGGCGGTGATGGTTTCCTTCAACCCCATGCCGAGGCCCGCAGCGCCTAACACTCCCTTTAGTGCGCCGAAAGCCTGCTCGGTTTCCTTCGCAAACTTCTTCACCGTAGACTGCGCCGTGTTCATGTCTGTTGCGAGCTTCGCTACGTTCGCGGCTATGTCAATCAGCAATGAGGGCATTTACTTTTTCCTTTTTTTCTTCACCGCGTGATTCCTGGCGGCAAAGACGTTTTCAAGTTGCGCCTTCAATACGTTCGGGTCAGTTTTGGGGGGCTCCTGCTTGCGGCCAACCTCGGACAAGAAACATTCCCACATGGTGAACTCCCTGCTATCCATTGAGGTAAGAAGCTGCCGCCGCGTCATCTTGAGATCGCGGGCAAGGGACATGATGAAAAAGTCCCTCCCCCGCTCCCTCATTTTTTTTCGATAGCTTCCTTTGCCGCTTCGCTTGTGCCGTTCAACTCCTGTGCAATGTCAAACAGCCGCTGCACGGCCTTTGCGGATTTCCTTCCGAGGATTTCAATGTCACCCTCAGAGAAAAGACGCTTGCCGTTCGCATCCACAAGGCACATTGCCAGGAGCTTCGCCCGGAAATTGTCGCGCTTGAAAACCGGCTTGCCATCCACCGTATCGAAAATCATGCTTTCAAACGTATCCCGGTCTGCCGCCGTGATGGTGCTTATCCGCACCGTACCGCCCCACTCAGGCACGGCCTCGTCGCGGTAGGGAAGATCGTCCGCGTTAAGAATCTGATCCCTTGTCAAAAACTCCATTTCCTTCCTCCTTTGTTATGCCGTCGCCGTGTTGATAAGGAAATCAACCCCGCTGGACAACGCGATTGTGATGTCCGCCTTTAATGCGTTATCCACCGCCCCGCTCAGACTCACACCCGAAATGTAGCCACTGAAATACATGGCCCCCGTTTTTGCCGTTGACGTTCCGGGGATCGTGATGTCAAAGGCCCGCTTGGTTCTTGCGATCATGTCCGCCGCTAATGCCGCGTGCAACGCCGCATCGTCGTAATTGACGGAGATTGAGAACTGCCCCCCGTCATACACGCCAACGAGCTTTTCTTTTGCGGTGGCGGATAGACTTGTTACGTCAATCACCGCCGCCGTCATCGCGGGACCGTTGAATGATACGATTTCCCCGATGGTCTGCATCGTGTGTCCGGTAAGCGTAACCGATACCCCGGACGCCTCCGCCGCTATTGCCTCATAACAGGTGATAGCGGTCGCCGCCGTGGTCTTGATCGTGTAGACGCCGGGATTCAACGGGGAATTGGAATAGAACCGCATCCCCGTCGCCATGTTCGCAAACCCGGTCGGACTGGTAATAGTGTTGCCCGCCACAACATGGGCAATGTCCGCAGCCGTTTGAACACCCGTAGATCCGGCAACGGACGATTCCCGGCGAATAATAACACCCTGTGCTCCTCTTGCCATTTCAGAACCCTCCTTTCGTTACCCCGTCGTGAAGGAGGCTCCACCTGTAATCGCCAGAGTCACGTCACCGGCAATCTTATTGTCAACGGAACCCGTGATGTTTATGCCGCTCACATAAGCCTTGCAGCTCACCTGTTTCGCCGTGGTCGCCGTGCTGAATTGGATTTGCAGGCGGCCTTTTGTACGGGCAACCATACATTCTCTGAAAAGCCGCTGATTATCGTTCGTTACCTCATAATTGAGGTTCAAGGTGATCTGCCCGCCGTCGTAAATACCGACGATCTTTTCCTTTGCCGTTGCGGTCAACGTGGTTACGTCGATCACAGCGGCGGTCATGCTCGGACCAGAAAAGCCGGTTAGCTCACCCACCACGTTTGTCGCTCCTGAAGCGTTGGCCGTTGCCGTCGCCCAGTAGCAAATTATTCCGTGAGCACCACTTGCCATGTTATTAACCTCCTAAGTTACTGAGATCGCCGCAATCGTGATGCCCGTATGGGTAGACCACGTTATTGCAGTTTTCCCGCTGCTATCGTTGTAAGCCGCTTGGTCAAAGAATCCTGACATCCTCTCACCACTCGCGCTTACTTCGACCGTCACATTTACCGCTACCAACCCCGTAGGGACCGGGGAAACTCTTGACGTGACAACGGCTGAATTAGTCGCCGCCACGCTATTTTTTACGACAATCAGCGTATGACCGTTATTGACAAACTCATCGGACAGCCCGCTTGAAGCCGCCGTATAGGTTGCCGTCAATCCCGCCGTGGTCAAACTCTGGACCGTTATCTCCGCCATATTAAGCCTCCGCTAACCAGCAAGAGAAATCCTGCGAAACGACAAACAGATTTGCATCCGGCTCCCATCCGTCCATTTCGTTTGTGAGGATGGTTCGCATGGTGGTTGCCGCGTTCATGGCAACGTGGATAGCGTTCGCTATCTCCTTTGCCTGCCCGTAGTCCGTCGCAAACGAATTGACAGTGATGTGCGGATTCATCAAACCGCTGTACCCGGACAGAGTATTGACCGGATTCGCATTGACCCGCTGATACGTCACGGCGGGAAGCGTCGGCGATTGCGGCATGACAAGCGGGTATATCCGTGTGTTGACAAGCCGCGTCACCGTTGAATTGCCCGTCAGTATCGTATTGAGTAATGTTTCCGCGTCTGCCATTTCCGCCTCATAAGGGGCTTGCCTATCACCGGGGGCTATACGTGCGGGAAGGGGCGCACGCGGGGATAGTCGGCAACAGGCAAGCCGTTCATGTTTTCGTAGCCCTCAGACCGGCACGCCGCGCCGCATCCGCAACCCCTATCTGCATTTCCGTTGTAAATACCTGCAACGCATTGTTATAAGCCGCATTGAAAGCCGGACCGATGAAAGGAACCGGCTGGACCCATTGACGCCCCCCGCCCTTGTCGCCCTTCCGTAACCGCTTGCCCACAACATGACCTTTTTCAACCATGTATCGATAATAGCCGCGTCCCGAGGGTCCGGCCAGCCATTGCACCTGTCCTTTCGGCACGCCCTTTTTCTTTTTGAAATACCAAACGCTCCGCTTGAGGAATCCCGGCAACCGCGTGCCTGCGCTGAACTTCTTTGCCCCTCCCGATTTCCTAACGGGAGTATTCCTCAAAACAGCATCAGCAAACACCCGCGCACCGGCAGCAAGTGATTCGGAAACTACCCGCCGCTGTACCCGCGCCGAGAAGTCCTGAAGGGCTTTATTTACCTCCTCAAGTCCCGATATGTTTATCGTCACGTCCCCGCTCACGTCGCCCCCCGCGTACACATCAGGTGCATCTCCCGGTTGCGCTCATTCACGTTGATGATGCTGTCAATCAGGTATTCGTCCACTGCGGTCGACATGCAGACACAGCCCGTGGGGTTCTCCGATGAAGTTGCCCCGTGCAATATCTTCATCTTCGGTGACAAATCGTTCCGGTATCGAAGGCCGATCCGCGCTTCCACTTCGGCGTTGATCTGCTTCGCAGCGAAATACTCACGCCCGCGCAAGGGTTCGATTGACGCCCAGACCCCCCCCGCTACCGTCTGCCAGCGGACGGTCGGCGAGCCATAGGCATCCTGCGTTTCAACCGGCTCCTGTATCGTCACCAAATGGCGCAATCGCAATGCCATTACATCACCCTATGTTCCGGCAGACTAACCGCACCCGCTATGTATTCCAGCGGAATGTTGATGACATCCTCACCCTTCCGGTCCTTGAATAGCAGACTCGGAACCGTCCGCTTCGCGTCCCCCTCATGCTCCCCGCTAATCTCCTTTGTGCTCACGGTGAACCCGACCGCTGTCGGGAAATAAAACTGCCGCCCGTCTACCAACTGGACAAGAAACGCGAAAACCGCTATTACAAAAACCGCACATTTTTTCATGGCGTCACGTCAATCAGCACATAGGGATCGAGGAGGCCGTCAACGTAGCTGCGCGGAAGCTCTGACGGGTTCCCGCCCTGCATCGCCTCCCGAAATTCGTACAACTGTTTGACGCGCATCTTGATCCAAGTTTCGATTGCATCCGGGCAGGTATCGGTCGTGCCGGATACCTCATACCCTGCGACAAATTGCACCTGTACCGCCCCCGGCTGATCCCAAACATCCGGCCAATCATACGAGGTCTTGAGGAACACAAAGGGAGGCTCCGCCGCCGTCGCAACGCCGTAATAGGCCGTGCCGAGTGTTGTGCTGTCCCCGCTCACATAATCGTTATAGGTAATGGTCACATGGGAAGAATCGATGACCGGCGCTCGCATCAGAACAATATGAGACGACGGGAAATCGTCAAGGGTGAGCTTCCATGTTTCGGGAAGCAATGCCCGTTTGGTGAAATTCTCCGCGTGCTTTCTCGCCGCCTTCTCCAATCCATTCAGTAACGCATCTTCTGCGGTCGTCACTGTGGACAGACCAATAAACGTCTTGAGATCGGCAAGGCTAACCGGCTCGGCG